GGATACTAATTTAAGAGATAGTTTTCAATGGTCAAGTATTGGAGAAATCATTGATGATGCTTCAACTTATTTAAATAGTGCATATAGCTCGATAAGACTAGATTCAATGCAGTTTAACTCTATTCCTGCTCGTAAATTTAGAATTAGAGGAATAAAAGTAAGGATTCCAGGAGCAGGTGCATCCAGTTCTGGTACTCCTACTGTTGATAGTACAACTGGTCGGATTGTTTATCCTGATGGGTATATATTTAATGGAGTCATGGGAGCAGCTACATGGACTTCATGCCCTGCAATGGTACTGCTTGATCTACTTACAAATAGTAGATATGGATTTGGAGATCATATTACAGATAGTTCTCTCGATCTTTTTAGTTTTGTTAATGCCAGTAAATTTGCTAATACTCTTGTAGATGATGGTGCTGGAGGACAGGAAGCTAGATTTAGTTGCAATGTAAATATACAAAGTCCTAAAGAAGCGTTTGAGTTAACAAAACAAGACATAGTGTAGTATCTGTTTCTTACTTCAACATGGATAGTCAAGAAGTTGACTTTGAAGTAGTAGAAGATAGCACTTTAAAATCAAAGATAGGAACTGTTGTTAAGCAAGTAAAAGCATTTGCGTGTACATCTCGTAATCAGGCTCGAAGATTAGGTAGAGCAATATTATTCACTGAAAATAATGAATCTGAAGTAGTCGCATTTGCAACATCAATAGATTCTGGTGCTGTTGTAAGACCTGGTGCGATTATTGAAATAAATGATCCTGTAAGAGCAGGTGTAAGAAGAGGTGGAAGATTGAAGGCAGTTACTTCTACAACTGTTGTTACTGTTGATGATACCAATGCAACGGATCTTCCTACAGATGGAAGTCCAACATTAGGTTTAATATTACCTAACGGAAATTTTGAAAGTAAGTCAGTCTCATCTATCTCAGGTGGAACAATTACTGTTTCTGAAGCATTTTCACAGACACCAAATGTAAATACTGCTTGGATATTATCTAATACATCTGTAGATGCTCAGTTATTTAGAGTAATTACAGTTGAAGAGCAAGATGGAATAAATTATGCAATCACAGCCTTATCTTATGTTGAAGGTAAATACGCATTTATTGAAGATGGCACAGCATTACCTACTCGTAATACATCAAATCTTACTGAATTAAAAGATCCTCCTGGTGGTCTTGCTGCTTCTGAACAGATATTTCCTATCAACAACCAAGCTGTATCAAAAATTGTTATTAGTTGGCAACCTATTGTCGGTGTAACGCAGTATCAAGTTAACTATAGGTTTGGTAATGACAACTTTATAAGTGAAAAGGTATCAAGACCTGATTTTGAAATAATGAACAGTAGAAAAGGTACTTATGATATTCAAGTATTTTCTTATAACGTATTAGATCAGTTATCAGCCACTTCTACATCTATTCAGTTTGAAGCACTTGGTAAAACTGCTTTACCACAGGATGTTACAGGATTATTAGTCGAACCAGTATCAGATCAATTTGTACGACTACGTTTTGATAAGGCTACAGATATTGATGTTACGCATGGTGGAAACGTGGTTGTTCGGCATAGTAATCTTACAGATGGAACGGGAACATTTACTAATTCTGTTGATATTATTCCTGCTCTACCAGGGAACGTATCTGAAACATTAGTACCAGCAGTAGATGGAGAATATATCCTTAAATTCAGAGATGACGGTGGCAGACTAAGTTCTGGAGAAACTTCTGTTGTCGTAACAACTCCTGATCCTATACCCAAATTACTTGTATTAGCAGATAGAGAAGATACAGATTCTCCTCCTTTTGCTGGTGATAAAGTTGATTGTTTCTTTTCTGATGATGTTAATGGTCTTGTTCTCGGATCTCTAGTAACACTAGATGATGAAGCTGATTTTGATGCAATAGCTGATTTTGATTTTATTGGTGCTGTTGATATTACTGGTGGTCATTATGATTTTGCCTCTAAGCTGGATTTAGGCAGTAAGCAACCACTCAGATTAAAACGTCATTTCGTAACTCAGGGTTTTTATCCTAATGATTTGATTGATAAGAGATCAGGAAACATTGATACTTGGACAGACTTTGATGGTGCGACTGCATTTGATGTCAATGCAAAACTATCAGTGGCAACTACTGACAGCGATCCAGCTACATCTGATTCAGCTACTTACACACAATCTGGAACGACAATAACAGTAACAAAATCTAGTCATGGATTCAGTA